GTAGCACTAGATAAATCAGAGGAGTAGGCAAAGTAGTTATAATTTACTGTATACGCAACATCAGGTATGGGAGTAAATCCAGCTTTATTAGATAAGGTTCTATATACATACACAGGTGTTGTATATTCTTCTGATGTTGCATTACCATCTCTTTGATAAAATCTACTTAGAAATGTATCATAGTTTATTAGTTTTAGTATTTTAGCATCAGCATTAAGACTATCGTCTTTAGCAATACGAAAACTATCCCAATCTGCTATTTTAAAATCAGTAGCAAGACTATACTCTGCTGTACCTGCAACTAAGGTTAAAGAAGCAGAATTAAAATTAAAAGGAAACTCAAATTCTTTTTGAGATATTTCTTGTAAAGAAGCATTTACTGCATCTTTAACTTGAGCGCGAAAACCAGAAGCATTAGGAAAATCAGTTGCACTTAACTCAACTTCATTTAAACGTCTAAGTGTATCATTAACTAATGTTAAAAATGTTGTAGCCATATCTCGCCCAAATTAAAGAAGGGGGTAGCCCTAACTAAAGAAACTACCCCACAATACTTTATGCTAACGCATCCCTCGCAGCGGAAGTTGCTTCTGCTCCAGCTTCATTGCAATCAATGAGTGTAGCATATACACGCAACCTACCTGTAGCAGGTGCTGCTCCAGCAATTGTACAATCAATCGTGTCTGTAGCAGACGTAAATTGAGTGTAAGTTGAAGCACCAGAACCAACAACTGTGTTAGTCTGACCGTTAGTACCTGCTGCACAAAAACCAGCAGAGGTAATATCAGCACCATCAATCATGTCATCACCACCTGCAAAGTCCATATCTAGAGTGCAACTTGAAGTGAATGCTTTCATAACTTCTGCACCAGCGTTAAGTATAAGTACTCCTGCTGGTATTTCTAGAAGTTGAAAGACATCACCGTTTGCACCAGAATATCCTTTTGCAACCATGTCATCAATATCAAGATAAGCCTCAACATTGTACATGAAATGGTGGGTGTTTTGACCTGGAAGAAGCGCAACGCTATCTGCTCCTACACCTGTAGTAGAGGAGCTTGTCATATCATAAGTAGCCATGATCTATTCTCCTTAACCTGCTATGTTGTAGTGAGCGCGAACAAGTGCTTCAGGACGAAGAACTTTGCGACCATACAGATGCATACCACGAACGATGTCAGCAAAGCTGTCATTGTCACGATAAGATTCAACCTTTTCAATCTGCGAAGCAGTTGCAACAGCAGAGTCATGACCAGCAACAATAGCACCATAATGTGCGCTTGAACCATTAGTATCAATGGTAGCTGGACCTGTTCCTACTGAAGGAAGGTTGTTTGACATATAAACTCTGAAACCACGAACCATGCCAGAAATGATACGACCATTACGAAGAATGTCTTTATCACCTGAAGCAAAGTCATTGTTCAATAGTTTAGAGTTTTCGTCATTAAGCTGTTCAGCGAATACTGGATCGACAACAACCCAACGTCCATCACGGTCAACATTTTGCTGATCGAGTAAACGAGCCATACGGTTTAACACTTCCAAAGGAGTTGCTTCACCAGTAGATCCGTCTGGATGTAGAGCTATTGAGTCGGTAGCAGCACCACCAGAAACAAAGCTGTCACGAGCAATTAACATAGAAGCTAACAAACCGTTGGCTGCTGCTCCTGCAATAGGATCAGTACCTGATTTATCAGCGGCTACTCTAGCGGTTCCTGCAACAGTACTAATTGTAGCTTGTTTGAAACCTGTCAAGTAACCTAATACTTCCATGTCGAACTGATCTTTCAAGCGATATCCTGCTCGATCAGTTGCCATTGATTCAAAGTTCACATGAGAGTGAGCTTCTTCTATGTCATCGATCTTAAATGCAAAGTAGTTAGCTTTGTCGATAACGAGTGAGAAATCATCGTCTTCAAGATCTTGTGGAGTTACTTGAGTTCCACGAGCATACTCTTTGACTGTGATTTCTGGTTCTTTGATGATACGCACTGTATCACCGAAATTTGCGATTTCACCAAAGTAATCACTGTTGGTGATGTCCTCGCATATGCTAGTCTTACGGAATGCCGACTGAACCTTCTTACTGTAAATTACAGGTGAGAAGTTGCCATTCGACAGGTTTCCATAACCAGCAGCTGTTTTAAAAGCCATTAATTATCTCCTATGTTGGCTATAGATAAGTTCAGGGGCATTTATTCTTGGGTATCCAAAAGGGGCCAATGCAAAATGGTGTACCTTTTACTTATGGGTAGTGAGAGTTTATTTAGTTGTCCTAATAAAAGGGGTAAATAAACTCTATTAAGTGATGACGTATTATATCATATTGAAAAATACTTGTCAAGTAAAAAATTACCTAGCAGCACCACTTTCGTCATAATCAAAGTTTCCTGAAGATATAGCTTCCTGTATTTCATCTGAGAACTTTTCCCATTGCTGTCCAGAAAGTTTTCTTACCTTGGATTCAGACCACTTTGTTTTATTATTACCAGTAGGTTCTGATGTTCTCCTACGAGTATTAACTGTTCTAGCTGCTTCTTTAGGGTTAGATTCACCTCTATCGTTAGCAGTTTCTAATTTATATAATGTGATCGCTTTAGCAGCAGCATCAGGATCATCATCGTTTTCATAGAGAGCTTGTTGTATCATCTTGGGTTGTTTTTCGGCCCATTCATGAAACTCTGAACTAGATCTAAGATCATCATAATCTGGATGTAATTTGCTTAATTTAGTTTCAGCAACCTGTCTATTTACTTTTTGTTCTTTTTCGGCTATGTAGGATAATTTTCTTTCTATATCCTTAGTACTTTCTCTAGCTTTTTTAGTAGCAATAGTTTCTACTACTTTAGCTACATCAGGATATTTTTTAGCCCAGTTATCTATTTCTTCATCTGTTTTAGGAAGTCTTACTTGGGTCTTAGTTAAGTTAGATATTTGTTCTCTAACAGCCATTAATTCTTTTCTGTGTTCATCGTCTTTCTTTTGCAGATGTCTTCTAAGATCTCCATAACGCTTTTTAAAAGTACGTTCTTCTGGATGTTCAGGTTCAGCTTCTACCTCTTCTTCTGATCCTGCTCGTTGTTTTTCTAGTTGTTCTATTTCTTTTTCATCGTCTTCTATTGTATTTTTACGATATTTCATCGTAGCTACTCGTGTTGGTTCTACAGTCATGTCTGACATTTTACTCTCCTTATTGGGGCTATTAGTGGCTCTACAGTATTATAGAGGGTAACAGGTAGCCATACAAAAATAGTATTATTTATTAGTTACCAGACTCATCTATACTACTGAGCCTATTTCGTCCTACTCTTATTACATCTGCTTGACTTAGTGGTTGACCTTTTCTAGCTCCTTTTTGATATACAGCTTTATCTATACTAACTTGATTTCCTTGTGCATCACGGAAACCTCCTAGATATCCTGCAAGAGTAGCTCCTGGTTTAAAGTCGTAAGTATTACCTCCCTTATGAACAAATTGGCTATCAAAATCTATAGGATCTAAATTACCCATATTTGCTCTACTTAATTGATCTTTGTAATCCTGTAAAGTTTCTCTAGTAAAAAATCCTGTACCTCCTTCAGGTTTACTTTGTAAAGAATTTTTAAGTCCTAGATCAGGGTCAGGTTGTGGTCTTCCAGCAGAGGCATCATAACCTCCTTTAGGAACTCCTCGACCTTCATCTCCAGCATTTTGAACATCACCAGATTCATCAAACGTACTAGAAGAATATGCTACATTACCTATTTCATCTGTATCTACCATAGTATCCTGTATAGGCATTGTAGATAGTGTATCTTCTCCTAGATCAGGTCTACTAAAGAAAGAATCAAGACCTTCTGTGCCTCTTCTATCTCCTTCTGCTTTTCCATATAATTCATAGTGTTGTTTAGCTACGTCATCATATGTTGTACCTTCTTCACTACTTACTCTATCTTCTGCATTTCTAAATACGTCAGTGTTTTGAGTAAGATAGTCTAAAGAATCATCACCAATATTAGGTTGTTTATCTAATATTTTAGCAATATTTCTAATTTCTATTGTTTGGTTTGGATTACCATCTTCTAAAAACATTTCTGGTGTTCTTTCTTGAGCTTGATAAAAACCATCACCCATTCTGTCTTCATTTTTACCAAATTCATCAAAATGTTTTTTTGAAGCATCCATAAGATCTTCAGGATCTAGTGTGGGTTTGCCTTTTACAATACTTTCTAATACATCTCTATTATTAGATAGATAATCTAAGGTAGGCTCGTCAAGTTGCCCTTCATACTGTGAAGATAAAGCTGATCTAACTTGATTTGGTGCAAAAGGATCTTGCATTAAACCTTCAGGAACACTTGAAGTAACAGAAGTCTCTGACTCAACAGGAGCTTCTGAAGCAACAGGACTTTCTGCTGGAGTAGATGCAACACTAGGAATTGGATCTTCATCAGGAGATGCTTCATTTATCTCTCCATCTTTATCTATATTTGGAACAAAACCACCCTCATCAAGATACATAGGAGTTCTCATTAGTCCACCTTGTGCAGCAGTAGCTACAGCATAGGCAGGTTTACCTTGTAGTGGGTTAGGTCTGCTATTACGTTGTTCAATGTACTTATCAATAAACCCTACACCAGCTACATAGGTTTTATCTTTTTTCTCTGGGCTTAGTTCTTCTTTAACTTCTTTAGATAGTTCTTTAAATTCTTCAGCTTGATTTTCTGAATCAGTTCCTGCTCCACCTACGTCTGCACCTTGTTCATTAGGAGTATCTCCACCAAAAGCTCCACCACCTAAACCTCCCATAGCCTCATTTCCAGGACTAGAAGTAGAACTGTCACCTGGTCCTCCTATACCTCCAGAATCATCAACATCACCAGCACTAACAAACACTGGAATACCTTCTGGACTTAGCTTTTGCTCACCGTTCTCATCCAATCCTCTACCTGCTTCCTGTAGAGCTTTGATTTCATCTTCCTGTAGGTAAGCCATTAAATGAGGTACACCATTAATTACTTGAGCTACAGGAGCATTCATCATAGGTGCTTCTGGCATTGGTTCAGCTTCTTGAGGAG